ATGTACAACTGGGGCTTCTTCGAAACTAACATTCATAGCAAGAGTTACAGTCACATTATCCGTAACATCTATAATGTTCCAAAGGATGTGTTCAACACGATTCACGACACTGCTGAGATTGTTAACATGGCATCAAGTGTGGGCAAGTATTATGATGCGCTACATGTTATTAATTGCCGCAAAGAAATCGGAGAAGCAATTAACGAGCGTGATCATATCAAAGCAATTTGGATGGCACTACACGCAAGTTATGCGCTAGAAGCATTCCGCTTTATGGTATCATTTGCTACATCGTTAGCAATGGTTGAGAATAAGATCTTTATCGGCAACGGCAACATCATCAGCTTGATCTTGCAAGACGAATTGCTACACAAGGGTTGGACAGCGTACTTGATCAACCAAGTACTTAAAGAAGATGCTCGCTTTGCTGCCATTAAAGAAGAATGCGATGCAGAAGTATACGCATTGTACATGGATGTTATCCGTGAAGAAAAAGAGTGGGCTGACTACTTGTTTAAGAAAGGTCCAGTAATCGGCCTTAACGCTGCCATTCTAAAAGAGTTTGTTGACTATACAGCAGTTGGCGCACTTAAAGATATCGGCATTAAGTATCTTGCTCCTGCCCCGAAGTCTACTCCTATTCCTTGGTTCAACAAGCATAGCGACACTAGCAAGAAGCAGACAGCATTACAAGAAAACGAAAGTACAAACTATGTTATTGGTGTGATGGGCGATGGCATCAACTACGACGAACTACCAGCAATTTAAGGAAAAATATGATTACAGTTTACACAAAGGATCAGTGTCCATTTTGCGACAGAGCAAAAGCACTATTAGAAAGTAAAGGTATTGCCTACAGAGCAGTGCATGTAGGACAAGAAGAAGGCGCCCGTGAATTCCTAATGGATCAAGGCTTGCGTTCAGTTCCGCAAATTTTTAAGGACGGCGTTCTCCTTCCTGGCGGCTATCAAGGCCTAGCAGGTAAAGACGAAGCATTTTTTGAAACACTAAAAGGATAATATGTTAATTGATAAAGGCGTAAGCATTGGTGAAGTAATCACTTTAAAACTAACCAGCGGCGAAGAAATCGTTGCTAAACTATCAGAAGAAACTGATGCTTATTATAAGCTATCACGCCCGATGGTTATCGGTATGGGTCAACAAGGTCCGGGTCTAATGCCTTACTTGTTTACAGTACACCCAGACAAGGAAATCAAACTAAGCAAGGTTACTGTTACTGTTGCAGAAGCAACTGACGAAACATTTGCTAAACAGTTCCTTGAAAGCACAACTGGCATCAAGTTAGTCTAATGGCAAACATTTCAGTCGAAGGCGATACTAGTACGCACGGTAGCGCACCGTTTGATACTGGACTGTCTGCTAATGTTAACGCAGGCGGCATCGCTGTCGCTGTCGTAGGACAAACAGGCAGTAGTCAAAATGATACTCGTTACGAAACTGAAATTGGTGTCGGTAACATTCGACTACATCCAGAAGGTGTTGCCGCTAACCAAACAGCAAACGCAGGTAGTGCCACTGTATTTGTTAACGGCAACCCTGTACACCGAGTAGGCGATGCTAGGATCGATGGCGCAACTGCCGGGCCTGGCATCGATTCAGTCCAAGTAGGATAAATGCCCCAATCTAGTAGTACCTTGATAAATACTTGATGAAACAAGTATTACACAAACATCATATTATACCTAGACATGCTGGCGGTTCTGATGACCCTTCTAACTTAGTAGAGCTTACTATAGAAGAACACGCAGAAGCGCATCGTATGCTATATGAACAATACGGCAGAGATGAAGATCGGTTAGCGTGGAAGGGATTAGCAGGGTTAATAGGTAAGGATGAAATGGTAAGGGAGAAAGCATCTTTAAATTCATCTCGACCTGGCTCATTGAATACTTTCTATGGAAAGAAGCACACCGACGCAACTAAGCAAAAGATTTCAGAAAAGAACAAAGGACATTCTTATAATAAAGGAATACCAAAGTCTGCTGAACATCGAAAGAAGATAAGCGAACGCCGAAAAGCAGATGCAAAGAAGTATAATTTTGAACATAAGGATGGTAGGCAGTTTTCAGGAACAACTGTAGATTTATCTAAAGTAACTGAAACTCATCCAGCCGAAGTTTGGAAATTAGTAGTCGGCAAATATAAAACCCATAAAGGTTGGAAAGTGCTTGACATTTAAGATAGCAGTGTGTATAATAGCAATATGAGAGAAAAATTAATTTTAGCAGATTGTGATGGCGTACTACTAGATTGGGAATGGGCATTCTCAGTTTGGATGCGGGAAAAAGGTTACACAATGACTGAAGGTGCAAAGAATAGTTATTACTTGCATGAGCACTATCAGGAACTAGAACAAAAGGATGCCAAAAAGATTGTCAAGCAGTTTAACGAATCTGCCGCAATTGGCTTCCTTCCAGCACTTCGTGATGCTACTTACTATGTTAAGAGATTACATGAAGAACACGGATACCAATTCCGTGTTATTACAAGCCTGAGTAAAAACAAAGATGCACAACGCCTACGCGACATGAACTTGCGTAAGATTTTTGGCGATGCCATTGAGCAGGTTATTTGTTTAGACACAGGCGCTGACAAGGACGAAGCACTAGAACCATACAAGAATTCGGGACTATGGTGGATCGAAGATAAGCCACAAAATGCCGACTGCGGGTATGAACTAGGACTAAGTAGTTTGTTAGTAGAGCATGGGCACAACATGTCCCATACTTGCAATTATCCAGTCGTTAAAAACTGGAAAGAGATTTACGAAATCATTACAAAGGAAAAATAATATGTCTAAATATTCAGAATTCACAAAGTTAGTTGAAGCTATGGAAGCAGACTTCGAAAAGTTTTACGACAAAGAAGTTAACGCCGCAGGTACTCGCGTCCGTAAGCATTTACAAGAACTTGCCAAATTGTGCAAAGAAGGCCGCAACGATGTTACAGCAGTAAAGAACGCACGAGTCGCGGCTAAAGAAGCATCTAAGTAATTACTAGGGCAATGCCCTTAGTTAGTATGTGTCCCATTGTTGTTGTATCTTGTTTCAATCAACTTGCACTTTTAGAATTACAAGCTCAAAGCATTAGTAAACATTTAAAAGGTAAACACGATATTTTTATTATCGTGAATGAAATAGATACAGCACCGTGGGACTCCTACTTTAAGGAGAAGATTGAGCATTACTATGCTAATCATAATCTCCATGTTATGTATGTGTCAAACTTTGACATACAAGAATCACCCAAGTTACGCACAGCCGGATACAAATGGGTTGGCTGGGATGTCCAGCAAATACTAAAGCTAGCAATATCAGAACATATAACCGACATTGGTTATCTTGTGCTAGACTGTCAAAACTTTTTGATTAGAGAATTTAGTACACAAGATTACATTATCGATCAAGTAGTACCAATCCGCCGTGGCCACATGACTATGCCTGTAGAAACTTGGCAGTCATATAATCTTGAACTAGGATCTACTAACGATGTATCTCTGTCGATATGCACTCCTATATTTTTAGTAACTGACATAGTCCAATCGTTGATTAGAACAAAGGACACCCTGTATAACTTTTCAGCATGGTTCAATTCAGCTAGCAAAGTTAAGAGTGAGTTTATGTTGTACGACCTGTGGATGCAACACAGTAAACAAGAAGACAGACACTACAATGTAACTTACATGTTTGATTGGGCCAACCCATACCTACGGGATAGTAAACAGTTTAGTCAACAGTTCGATCACTACATGCAAGAGTTAGGCAAACATGAACCGCATAAATGGACTAGCATTAACTATAGGGCCTGGGGCGATTTAAACAACGAGCAATACACTAAGCTCAAAACCAAATTAGCAGAATTTGATTTGGATCCTGCTATGGACAACTTCAGGTTGACCTACAATCAAACTTAATGTATAATATACACTTGTTTGAACATAAGGAAGCACAATGAGTATGCACTTAGTTGGCCCAGCACTTACTACAACAGGTAAGAAAAAGGGTAAGAAAAAGTTCGCTTCGGCAGAGCATAAACGAAAGGCGGAACAATTGGACGAATCTTGGAAAGAACTACAAAAGCGTTGGGGTGTAGAAGCAGAAGAAAAGAAGCGCAGTCGTGCTATGAAAGCGGCTCCTCTTAGTTCTAGCTACAGCCTAACAATTCCAGCAGGTAGAGACACTACTGCTCACATTAAGAGTAGAGATTCGGGCGCAGGCAATGCAACCCTTAAAGCGCCTAAAGTCTACACCGGAACCAAAGTAAAAGGTATTGCAACCATGCATAAGAGCAATGCAGTGCCGGTTTTTAGTGACGAAGAAGCAATAGACATTTCCAAAATGCGTCGATAGCCTGTAGCTAAGTAAAGTAGTAGTTTTTCTGGTGGTAAAAAATCGGATAACTACTTAATGTACCCCAAAAGGTTTGGAGTACCAAGCAGTAGGCTTTTAACGCATAGGAGATGTATCGGAGCCATTATTAAAGAGGGAACTAGCAAATCCCTTATCCAGCGTAAAGGAGAAAAACATGATACGCATCATAAAACTAACGGTATTCATTCTGGCAATTATGCTAGTAGGTATCGTAGGGACTAAAGCAGTTAATTACAAACTGGAGTCCTTGAAAAACGCTCGCATGTCAGTGAGCCCAGTTACAGCAGAAATGAGACAGAAACAACTAGACTGTCTAGCTCGTAACATTTACCACGAAGCAGGTTACGAACCTTTTGAAGGCAAAGTAGCTGTTGCACAAGTTACAATCAACCGTACAGAATCAGGCGCTTTCCCTAGTGACATCTGTCAAGTTGTATATCAAAAGAACATTGTATACGAAAAGGTCCTTTGCCAGTTCAGTTGGTATTGCGATAGCGCAAGCATAAAGAAACCAATGAACGGCCCTGTGTATACAGAAAGTATGGAAGTAGCCAAGAAAGTATTGTTGGAAGGATTTAGATTGCCGTCAATTCAAAATGCACTGTACTTCCACGGTGATTACATTAACCCTAAGTGGGGCAAGAAGCCAGTCGCAAAGATTGGTCGCCACATTTTTTATAATTAAGGACTACCATGAACACGCAACAAATCAAACAAGTAGCACACGATCTTTTTGATGTGGACCTCTGGGTTAAGACCATCAAAGAACAAGCTTCTCATGTGAGTGCAGAGACTATGGGATGGATTGCTGTGGTGCTAATGCATTTGGCAACAATTCCAACTATGGTTGCAGTACTAACAGGGCTAACTGAAAAGATGCCGCCTGTTGATATGGTCTTATTTGCATGGGTTGGATTGTTCTGCTTCTTTGTTAAAGCAGTGATCCAGAAAGACTTGTTAAACATTGTTACGATCGGATTTGGATTCTTTGTTCAAGCCGCATTGTTAGCATTAATTGTATTCAAATAACCAAAGCACTTGCATATAAGGCACCTCTAAAGTATACTATTTTAGAGGTGTTTTTACTAATAAATACAAAACTATGATTCTAGCTTACCTATTACTATTCACTGGCTTGACTATTTCAGCCGTTGCTATCTACTACTCCGTTGTCGGATTGGCAGCTATCTTCTCTGCGGCAGTTATCCCAATCGTTGTTATGGGTACTACACTAGAAGTAGCCAAACTTGTATGTGCAAGTTGGTTAAAAGCCAATTGGGAACGAGCACCAAAACTATTAAAGATATACATGACTGTAGCTGTCATTGTCCTTATGCTAATTACCAGCATGGGTATCTTTGGTTTCTTATCAAAAGCACACAGTGACCAAAGTTTAGTATCAGGTGATGTCGTATCGAGAATTAGTATCTACGACGAAAAGATCAAAATAGCAAAAGAGAACATAGATGCAAACCGTAAAGCTCTTAAACAAATGGATGAAGCTGTCGACCAAGTTATGGGTCGCAGTAATGATGAAAAGGGTGCCGACAAGGCTGTGGCAGTCCGTCGATCACAACAAAAAGAAAGAGCCAGACTTCAATCCGAGATTGCAGCCGAACAAAAAACAATTACTAGCCTCAATGAAGAGAGAGCGCCAATTGCAGCCGAAGTCCGAAAAGTGGAGGCAGAAGTTGGGCCTTTAAAGTATATTGCGGCATTTGTATACGGTGCGACTGATGAGACAATCTTAGAGAAAGCAGTTACTTGGGTTATCATTACTATTATTGTAGTATTTGATCCGCTAGCCGTTATTATGTTGCTAGCCGCACAGATGTCATTTGCATGGCATCGCAAAGGGCATGATCCATTAGAAGTTCCAGCACCGGATGTTGAAGCTCAGAATGAATCAAAGTATGAGCCGGATGACGGAGCATTAACAGCAGAACAACTAGCACAGATTAATGCTTTGCTAGCTGAGAGTTCAGTTAAGACCGACACTACTTTGCCTAAAACTGCTCTATTTGTAGACAATGGAGAACATCCAAAGGATACATATGAGTACGAACACACAGAGACTAAAGAAGAAGTTCCAAGCGAAACGCCGTTGACTGCACTAGGGGGTGATATAACAGCAACAGAGTCGCAAACAGTAGATAGTCTGGATCAATGGAACAAGATGATTGAAGAGGCAGAAGCCGAAGTTGCTAAATCAGTAATTGAGGCAGAAGCCGAACGCTATCATCCAGTCGATGAACCTGTGGTTGAGATCGCTGATTTAGAACGCCCAGGTGACTACTTAACTGAAGTCACGGGCGATCGAATCAAGCCTGACCTAACAGAAGTAATCGAGCCTGACGGCTCAAAAAAAAAGAGCTACATGACGAAGGATCAGGAAGGCAAGATCCAAGTGAAGAACAGAGAGTAGGATATGTACAAAACTCAGAGCAAGGCGAAAGCACACTCTGGAAGCGTATCCAAGGTAAAACATCTCGTCCGCGAGATGAAATGTATGGCCTGTATAAATCAGGAGTGTTCAAAGACCTAGTCGTTGATCCAAATGTAGACTTAGCATTGTACAAATTTGTTGAAGAAACAAAGACAAAAGGTCCTAAGTTTAGTAACTATACAACCGTAACACTAGAGAATTATGTAAGAAGGATATATGAACTTAGGGAAAATAACAGTAATAACACCGCCGGATAAGTTGTTCAACTTAACATTAGGTTACCTCTTGGTCCAGCCAAGTACCCATGTTAAGCAACAGTTTCAAACTATCCTAAGCCAAAGTATTGACGATATCAATGTGTTTATTTACGATACAGAAGATAACGACATTAGTTGGATGTTAAGTGTAGCACAGCAAGCTGACATAGTTATTATTGATGTAGACAACTGTGATCCAATCACGCAAAAGTTTGTCACATTTCTAATCGCGCAACCTAACGCACACTATATAACTAGAGACGACACAACGCCTTATAATCTAATTAGTAAGAATAGAATCTACAATTTGGATTGGCTTGTGGAACAACTTAAAGACCAAGAAGAAGAGGACGATGACGCAGATGATGAATAAGAAGAGAGCAGGTACTGGGATTTCGGTAAGAGAAGGTGAGAACATCAATCAAGCACTACGCCGTTTTAAGCGTAAGATGGAAGATGCAGGAACTTTGGATACCCTAAGAGAAAAAGAGTTTTACGAAAAGCCAACGACTAAGCGTAAACGAGCCAAAGGTGCCGCAAAAGCCCGTTGGAAAAAGAAACTCCAAAAAGAACAATTACCACCAAAATTGTATTGACAAGGTAATAAGATTCTGTTATACTATATGCTATTACTAACGAAAGAGCATATATGGCAAAAACAGACATCATGATTGACTTGGAAACTTTGGCGACATCTCCGGATGCCGCCATTCTTACGATTGGCGCCGTGAGATTTGATCCATTTGGGCGTGAGCTTACTGATCCAGAAATGGACAGCTTTTATGTCCGTGTAGATTTGGATAGCTGTGACGAAATCAATCTAGTCACAAACGACGACACAATCGCGTGGTGGGCTAACCAAAGTGACGAAGCAAAATACGAAGCATTTGATAACCCGGATCGTATTCATATCCGCGATGCAATGGAACAACTTTATAAGTTCAGCTGGGGCGCACAACGAGTATGGTCAAATGGTGCAGGCTTCGACATTGTAATTTGTGAGTTGATTTACAAGCGACTACAAAAAGCAATCCCGTGGAGCTTCTGGCAAGTTCGCGATGTACGCACTGCTTATGACTTGGGCATCAATCCACAGAAGCCAAAAGTTACTGCTCACAATGCGCTAGCAGATGCATACGAGCAAGCAATCTGTATCCAAAATGTTTACAATACATTGCGAACAAGTACCACAGCAGACGGTAACTATATTACACCGTTTATTAAAACAAAATGAACGAACGAATTAAAGCAATCGTTGAACAGGCTAAGCAGGCAACGCCTCGAGGCCTAGCTCCAGATAAATGGCTTGAAGTGTATCACACAAAGTTTGCCGAGTTGATTGTTGAGAAGTTTGATGATATTCTTGTGTTGGAACTTGTAGATTGTATCGGCAATCAGGACAAACAAGCAGAGCAACGAATTGAACGATTGCGTG